GGTTCACCTCTTTGGGTTAAACTTGCTAGTAATGATTGAACATCTGGTCGTCCACCAGGAGCAATTTGTCCTGGAGCAACGCCAATCATTCGTCCAGTGGCGCTTAGACCTTCTGGAAGTTGCCCCTCACCTGGAGGGACCGCACCTGGCTGCCCCATCATCATTTCGGGACTTACTGCTTCAGGGGTCATCGCACCAGGTGGGGGAGTCTGAGGCTGGAACGCATCAGATACTGCCCTCTCAATAGAGGCACCTTTCTGGCGTTCATTAATGACTGTAGATAACTTGTACAAAATATCTGAAGGGTCTTGTCCTTGTGAAGCAAGGGCTGGAATTGCCTGTGCATAGGAAGCAATCGCTTGCTTCATTGCATCGCGCAAATCCTCGGTGTCAACCTTTTCTTCTTCCTGTGTTGCATTGAAAGAGAAAGGCATTTGACGGCGTAGGAAGTCACGGGAAATCAATTTATCTCCACGAGCCTGTAGACCAAAGACCAATGCACGGTTAGGGTCAAGTCCTGCCATTAAACCATACTGAACATCAACAGTGTAGTCACCATCAATGTCGCGTGCTGGCTTGTATTTGATTGCGTATGGAACTCCATTGCGTGTACCACGCAGTTCTTTTTCCATATTGCCAAAAACTTTTTCATCAACCTTAAGTGCAAGGCTCATGAGTTCTACGAAAGCACGAGCAAACATTGCATGTGCTGTCTTAATCTGGGTATCAAAGCCACCCATAAGTGCTTGTACCCCACGACCAGTTACGATAGAGGCATCAATATTTCCTGTACGAGATTCAGGATAACGGCTTCCTAAGCGCAGTTCTCCTTCAAGAACTTGCTGCTGTGCGAAAGCGCCTGCTGGAATCTCAATAGGTAATCTGCGAACATCTGAAGGTCGTTCAGTTCTAATAACAGCATCTGGTCCAAAGGCTAACTCATTTACATCTTGAGGGGCTACGAGTGGTGCTTGAACTGCTTTAGTCGCCGCTTCAAGAGAGAGAAGCGCATAGCGAGCCTTAGCAACCTGAATTGCAAGAACATCGTCAAATTGACCTCGCGTTTCGCCATCCAAGGATGGTCGCTTAACAACGCGAATAAGACACTCGCCAATCGGGTTAGGCGTGCGGTCAATAACAATGTTGTTTCTTTGAGGGACAAAAAGAATATCTTGGTCTTTGTCATGATAGCGAACAATCTCCAACATTGAATCTGTAGAATCTTTGTCATACAGTAAATGTGCATACTCTGGGTATGCGCTCATTAGTTCAGCCAATGGCTTCTTGATGCGTTGGTAAATGCCGTGTACTTTTCCAAATCTGTCAATGATTGGATAGGCACCATACGAATCCATAAAACGGATGCGTGGCATGTTGTTCTCTAAATCAATCTCAACCTGTGCAGGTACGAATCCGTAGGATACATAGCGGTCTGCGGCAGTAAACATCTGTGTCTGCATGTCAGAAAAGTCAACATAGGAGTTAACGATTTCTTCGCGCTTATCGGCTTTCTTGCGTTCTTTGTCAGACACCATAGATGGTGAGTTGCAGTTAAATGCAGGCAAAGGAGCAATAACTTCTGATAAGTCGCGGGCTGAGATGTCAACCATATTTGCAACGATTGGATTCTCAAACGGACCGTCTGGGAATAAATCGGGGTATACATCGCGCATGCGACCCTTACGAACAAGAAGTACTTGTTCCATGCGGGTGTCACGGTCAGAGTACAACTGGCGGTAACGCTCATAGTTGTCTTTGATTTCGTCAAGCGAAAGTGGCACACCCACCTCCTGTTCTAATAGATGTCACTAAGCGATACGGTGTATTGCTTTGATTTGTCGTATGGAGTATGAAACATACTTAGACTGTTGTGTGTTCTTGCAAAGGTTCTTGCATTAGCAACACGGTCACGGCATCCAAGTTCTGCGAACCAGAACGCCATCACGGTATCTGTCTTTTGCGCTTTAGGCGCATCTGGATACCAGGTGATAAGTTGTTCAATTAAAGTCTTGATACCTTCTGAGGCGTGGGTTGATGGGAACTCAATGAGTGCATCGCCATCTTCCCAACCATGGAATAATGTCGTCAGGGATGCAACTCCGAAGTTCGTGTCCCATTTGTTTTGACCCGTATGATGTTCTCGTAAAATTGCACCCCTGGACGAAAGGTATTCCCGTACCTCACGGTCCTGAGTTAACATCGTTTGAAAAGCATTTTTCTCAATACGCCACTCAGAAATCTTGTACTGGTCAGTCCAGTCTTTGATTAGAGTTCTAATCTCGTCAGGTTTCATACCTGCTTTGTTTGATACATCTAGCAGATAGCGCTTCTGTGTAGAGATGTCTATTGCCAAACATACGGCTGCTGTGTAACCAGAGCCTGCAGGGTCAAGCCCTGCGATAACGATAAGTCCATCCATGCCTTGGGGTCTAACCCCCGCTTTACCCTTGGGTATGCGTCCAATGTTTCTTGCACCATTGATAACGCCTTTAATGGCATCAGATGGAAATGCTGAGTCCTCATGTACTTGCTGTTGTTGGTAGACCATTGCCCAGAGATTTGGAGATAGACGGCTACGCTTCTTAAGAAGTGCAGTGCCATCCCACTTGCGGTATAGACCGTCTTTGTCTGGTACGCCTTTACCTGATACAGGTGCCATGTTGGTCTTTGCCCAGAGGGTTACCCAGTTCTCAGGGTCCTCGTCAAATTCCAAGACGGCGGGTTGTGCGAAATAAGTCCAAGGGGAAGTTTCATCTGGGTAGCGCATAGGGTCGCGCAATTCCGAGTATAAATCTCTAGGACGAAGGCGGGTGCCAATAAGTAACAATTTGCCACCATCTTCGTCAATACGGGACATTACTTCCGATTGAATCCAGTCAATCTGCTTCTCGTACTCATGGGCGTTGGTGTTATCCACGCAGTCATCCATGATAATCAAGTCGGCACGGGCACCGTAAATATGACCCCTAATACCGATAGCCTGCACGGTAGGGTCCTTTTCGCCTGAGTCACGAGCCTCTGAGGAGAGGTAAATTAAGTCCTGCTTCCACGAATCAGAATTCTTTTCAAAGCCACCTGGAGGTCCAAAGGTGAGTTGTAGGTCCTGATACTTAGGATGCGTTAGTCTGTTCTTGATGGAGAGCAGGAACTTTTGCGCCATAGCCTGTGTCTTAGACACAATCATGATTCTGATATTAGGGTTCTGGCAAATCCGATACACGGCATAGTTGACGGTAATAGTCGTGGACTTGGCGTGTTCTGGTGGGGTATTGACAATCAATAAGTCGGGTGCCCCTACCTCATGGGTTATAGCAGGGTGTACATCCGAAGGTTCTCTACCCTCTAATAAATCTATCCAATGGCGTTGGTGTGTAAAAACCTGTGTGCCTAGATATTTCTCTGAGAATTCGGGGAAGGGTGGTACTTCCCCTCTGGAGCCACCTATTTCGCCTCTAGCGGTCATGGACCGTACTTTGTCCACAGCAGTAGCAAACTCAGTATCTACCTTTCGGTAGTACTCGTAGGTCTTGACACTTCGCCCAACGGCATCCATGGCTCGTTGGACAGAGTAGCCCTGCATTAAAAAATCAATGACTTGCTTCTTGATAGCATCACTTTTATGCGAAGCAGAGGTAGTTCTTTTTCTTTCCATAGCATCTCCCAAGACGGGGTATTTGGAGTCTTGGGGCTAAACTCCTAACCGAAGGCGTAGTCCAAACGAAGCCGAAGGTTAGGGCTTCTACTAGGGGCGACCCTTGGGGTCGCAGTAAGTGTTCGGAGGCTCCGATAATTTCGCCTCCTCACTAATACTATAGGTGTCCAAAAGGTCCTCATCGGACACTTTTGGTTATGTGATTTACGCCACATCTATAGTAAATTAGCAAAAGTGCAGGTCAGAGCCACATTTATGGGGGGCGAGGACTAGCAAAGTTGTGTATGTATACACACATACACATACACGCAGCGCTTTTAATAACCCTGGGGTGCTGACAAGCACCTCACTCACTTACTTACAAGGCTGCTTGGATGCGTGCTGGCATGTGCTTGGCTGCTTTCACTCACTGCTAGTGCGGATGCTGGCTACTACTGTCTAAACACTCGCGCTGTATCTATCGCCCGCGCCCCGCATCGCTGCTGTCTAAACACTCAAGCCCGCAGCACTCACTGGCAGATAGTTGAATCTTCAACCAATCACAAGCAACGGCAGCGAATCGGCTCATAAGTTACTCATCAGTAACATGCGAAAAAGTAAAGAAAACACGAGAAAATCTCATCATCGCGCTAACATACAATGTGAAAAAGCAGTATAAATCAATGGTTTTCTCATGGTTACTCAGTAGTAACTTACACGGCGCAGCGTGTAGCAGCGTGGCACGGCGTAAGAATCTTCCCGGGATTTGAGGCAGCAGACATGCGAAAAACCAGTGAATGACGC